AGGACGCAGTAGACGGTGTAGAAGCCGCTAATGACTCCATGAATCGTCTTAAGACATTGTTTGTTGGATTTAGCCGACAAGCCGTTGCCGCGTTTGCTCCTGCAATAGACGAGATAGCAAAATCATTAACTGAACTTGGTTTGAAAGCCGCTGATGGCGATGTTCAGAATATTGGTGAAGTGATTGCAAAGTCTATAGTTGGTGCGCTTATTTCTGTTATTCAAGTAATAGAAAAGATGATGAATGCGTTTGGGCAAATGGCGCATAAGATTCAAGGAATATACAACAGTTTTTTTCCTGATGAAGAGATGAAAAAAGATCAAGAAAGATTAAATGAAATTGTTGGAATATTGGGTCAGCTTGGACGCGGCAATGCAATTTCAGGGAAAGCCCTGTTTGCTGATATTCCTGCACTTAAAGCAGAATTAGCGACTCTGCAAGAAAGTTTGTCTGGCGGCGAGTTTGTTCCGTTTGATTTTAGTGCTTTGATCGAAAAGCTATTAGAAGTCCAAAATAAAGTAGGTGAAACTACAGAAAAAATTAAAACAGACTTCAGTGATGTAGCTGAAACTATTGTCTATAGTTCAGGAAGATGGATTGATAATTTAATTGGCGAATTTTTACTATTTAAAGATGCGGCAGGTGAGGCATTTGGCAGAATAAAAGATCAAGTATTTGACTTTGATAGCGCAATGAATTCATTAGTTACTGGCTCTATTGACGCAATGGTTCAGGGTTTTGCTGACATGATGACAGGTGCTAAGAGTTTTGGTAACGCTATGAAGGATATGGCAAAAACCGTTATTGATGCTTTAATGAAAATGTACATTAAGTACATGATTGTTCAACCTCTGTTTGACATGATGTTTCCAAATGCAAGAGCAGGGGGAGATGTGCCAGCAGGCAAAGCATTAGGCGGCCCAGTGCAGGCTAATACTCCCTATCTTGTAGGAGAGCGTGGCCCAGAACTATTTATGCCTAACTCTGGCGGTAACATTATTCCAAATAACAAAATGGGTGGCGGTAGCAGTAGTGTAGTAGTACAGCAGACCATTAACGTGACTACAGGCGTACAGCAAACCGTACGTGCTGAGATCGTCCAGTTGATGCCTCAGATAGCCCAAGCCGCTAAAGGTGCTGTTGCAGATGCTAGGTTGCGCGGTGGTAACTTCTCTAAAGCAATGGGAGGCGCATAATGCCCTTATCTTTTCCCTCAGTAGGCATACAGAATATGTCAATGCGGCTAAAACGTGTTGTTGCTGTTGCTGAATCGCCCTTTACTTTAGATACTCAAGTATATACTCATCAAGGCGCAAGATGGGAAGCAGAGGTATCTTTACCTCCACTTAGCCATGCAGAGGCACGATCAGTTGAAGCATTTATTGTTGGCCTTATCGGAAGGGAAGGCACTTTTACTTTTGGCAATCCTTTACATACAAGCACTCTTTCGGCTAACACTGTCAGTAGTGCCGCTATAAGGGCAGAGTCATTCACACTAGGCTCAGGAACAGCCGCAGTATCCGCAGGAACTTACTTTGAGTTAAATGATTACCTTTACCTAGTCACGCAAGATAAGGCGGCAGGAGCGACTACGTTAAACTTTCAGCCACCCTTAAGAGTTGCTGTTACCTCATCTCAGGCTGTTAAATACAACCTGCCTAAAAGTCTATGGCGTATGACCTCTAATGATATTGGTTGGTCGATTAACGAGGCTAGTATTTACGGCTTTACCTTTGCTTGTGTGGAGGCGTTATGAGTAGAACACTTACTACCTCTATGCGTGATGCGCTTGTCGCTGATACGGTTAGACCTATCTACCTAGTACGCATGGTATTTGACCAAAATATTGCGGCAGGTACTTTTGTTACAGGACACAAGTATAAAATAGTCAGTGTTGGTAATACTGATTTTACAGCTATTGGGGCAAGTGCAAACACGGTTGGTGTGACCTTTACTGCTACTGGTGCAGGTTCAGGAACTGGAATTGCAAGTGAAAGCCCTGCTGAATTAAACCTATGGTCTGGTGTTGGCGATCTTTCTTATGATGGCGAGACCTATCTTGGTGTTGGCGATTTGCTAGGCATAAGTGAAATTAAAGAAAGTGCTGATATTTCAGCGACAGGAATGAACATTAGTCTTACAGGTGTTAAATCATCTTTAGTATCTGTGGCAAAAGATCACGAATATCAAGGCAGACCATTGACGGTTCACCTTGGCGCGTTTGATACATCTGGCTCTTTAGTTGCTGACCCTATTATTATCTTTTCTGGCTTTATGGATACCATGACTATTGCCGAAGCAGGGGAATACTCAACTATATCGATTGCAGTGGAAAACAAACTTATCGCTTTTGAGAAAACAAAAATAAGACGATATACAGCAGAAGATCAGAAGATTGAACATCCTACAGACAAAGGTTTTGAGTTTGTAACCGCCATTGTAGAGAAAGAAATCATCTGGGGTAGGCCAACAGGTTCAACTGGTGGCAGTTCAGGAGGCTCTGGCGTTAATGGTGGTGCAGGTAATAATGGTAGTTGGAATACAGCTTGATAATTGCTCACGAATGTCTAGCCAATGTTAAGCAAGATATTCTGCCGCTTTTAGAAAAGCACTGGCTAGAAACAGAACCAAACCAAGAAACAATTTTGCTTAATCCAGATTGGGAGCAGTATGCCTTGTTAGATTTAGCAGGGATTTTGCATATTTTTACAGCGCGTAACGAAGGAATCCTTGTTGGATATTTGGTAATGATGGTTTCAAAAAGCATCCACCATAAAGACCACTTATTCGGTTCTACTGATGTTATTTACGTTAAGCCTGAGTATCGCAAAACACATACTGGTGCAGATTTAATTAAGTTTGCAGAATCACATTGTAAAGAAAATGAAGTTTCTTTGATGACTCTTAACATGAAGGTAGAATTTCCATTTGATCGGCTAATGACTACAATGGGGTTTAATCTTCTTGAGCGTGTATATCACAAATGTTTTTTAGGAAAATAAAATGGCAACAGTAGTCGTAGCAGGGTTAAGTGCCGCAATAGGATCAGCGGCCGCAGGATTAACTATCTTTGGTCTTGCGGCAACTAGTCTTGCAGGATTTGCCGCGGCTTTTGCTCTTGGAGCAGGACTTAGCTTAGTCTCGCGCGCATTAATGCCTAAGCCTGATCTTGGCGCTCAGATGGCAGGTCAGTCTGTAATGACTAGAGAGGCGGCTCATTCTCGCAAGATTATTTATGGTCGTGCGCGTATTGGTGGCAATGTTGTTTACTTAGAGTCTACTGGAGATGATAACAAATACCTTTGGCTTGTAATTGCTGTTGCAGGGCATGAGATTGATGCCTATGAACAGGTCTGGTTCAACGACAAAAAGATTTGGGATGGTGGCTCATATGTTAGTGATTGGGGGTCGTATGTATCTATTAGTTTTAAAGACGGTTCTCAAACAACAGCAGATTCAGGACTAGTTGCCGCATCTACTAAGTGGACATCTAATCATAAGCTACTGGATACCGCTTACATGGTGGTCAAGCTAACCTATGACCAAGAGCAATTTGCCCAAGGTCTGCCAAATATCTCTACCGTAGTTCGCGGCAAAAAGGTTTGGCATCCAAGCCACTCATCGCCTGTATGGTCGCAAAACCCTGCGCTCTGTGTAAGGGATTACCTGACTGATACCAAATACGGTTTAGGCGAATCATCATCTAATATTGCTTCTATTAATACTGCTTTGGGGGTGTGTGATGAAGCTGTCGATCTAGCGGCAGGTGGAACGCAACCGCGCTACACATTAGATGGAGTTATTGATACTGGTAACTCTATAAAAGCCAATATCGAAAACATGGTAGGTTCTATGATTGGCCGCTTGGTTTATTCTGGCGGTAAGTTTGAGATTCATGCAGGTGAATACGTTGCTCCTACGGTGACGATTGATGAGTCAATGATGATCGGTGAAATTAGTGTTCAGACTAAACAGTCAAGACGCAGTGCCTACAATGGCGTTAAGGGAGTTTTCTTAAGCGAAGAAGATAATTACATCCTAGCTGATTACCCTGCTCAAATATCCTCTACCTATGCCGCTCAAGATGGTGATCCAATATATTTGGATATGCCTCTGCCATATACCGTAAATAATGTACGCGCTCAGAGGATCGCACAACTCGCTCTAAGGCGATCTAGGCAACAGGAATCTATTACTATTCCCTGCAACTTAAACGCGCTTAAATTCAAAGTAGGGGACAATATAAGCGTTACAAACACACGCCTTGGGTATTCTGCCAAGGTGTTTGAAGTTGTTGGCTACTCGATGGGCTTTAGTTCTGATCAAATGGTTGTCAATGTCGAAGCGATTGAAACAGCATCTTCTATTTGGTCTTGGGATGAAGATGAAGAAGTATTCTTAGGTGCAGGTGAAGTTGATATTTATGACGGAACAAACACTACTGCCCCTGCGAGTATTGCTGTTACAGCAGATACCTTTATATCATCGGACGGAACATCTAGTGCTTCTTTTGATGTTAGTTGGCCTAACTCTGTTGATGCGTTTGTAGATCATTATGTCGTAGAGTGGAAAGTATCTACGGATAGTTCTTATTTTTCTCAATCAACAAAGACTGCGCCATTACAGATTGTCGGTTTAGACCCTAGCAAAACTTATGACGTAAGAGTTAAGGCAGTAAATGGACTGTCGGTATCCAGTAGTTATGTAAGCGCACAAGCAGTTCCTGCGGCTGATACAACTGCGCCATCTGTTCCGACATCTATTTCAGCAGTAGGTGTGTATGCACAGAT